AAAAGGCTCAAATTTTTTAATTCTTGTTTGACGTACAATTTCATCTTCTGTAGTATCTATAATACGACCGAAATAAGTTTCATTTGACATATTAAGAGTTATAATATGTGATGGATAAGAAGATGTGATATCAATATCAATAACCCAATCATGCATTCCTGCTTGAGGCTCTTTTACAAATGCCGCTTCAAAACCTTCTTGTGTGCCTCCTGCAAAATAAGGAGCACACATATCATTTCTTCTATAATGTGTTAATAGTGCACCTTCTATTAAATGAGTCATTGCACTATAAAATTTCATTGGACATTTAGTCAAAAGTGATAATGCTTGAATAAGTCTTATATATCCAAGTTTATCTTCCAACTGATCAACTCGTTCACAGTCCACTCTATTATAAATTACAAATTTATTCCAATCTTTTATATATAATTCTCGTAAATCTTGAAATTCAGAATAATCAACTTTACCCTTTTCTAATTCAAATTTAGATACAAAATCAAGTTTATATGACTCAAGTTTATTAGGACTATACCACTTATAAATATCCATATAATCAAGAATGTGAATACCTGCTATATCTATATTTAAAGATTCTTCATTTTTTTGTTTCCATACCTTAACTATTCTAATAGGAGATAAGAGTTTATATATATCTGTGTTTTCTCCAAATATATTTTTAGATCTATTAATAATATATGGTAAGTCGAAGCCCCATATATTCCATCCTGAAATAACATCTGGTTTTGTTTGATATATATAATCAAAAAACTTTCTTAATAATTCAACTTCCGATCTACAGTATATATATTCACCTTCACCATCATATGGTTTTTCACCAAATGTTATTGTATTTTTAGTTTTTGAATTAGTTAAAGATATAAGGCATATTGGGTCTTCAGCCACCATAGGATTCGGAAAACCTCTAGGTCTAATTACTTCTATATCAAGAAAATATGTGACAAGTTTAGGCACTTCTAATTTATCATCTGGAATTTTATAATATCTTTCAGCAAGATATTGAATCTCAGGTTTACATTTATTTTCAAATATATATGGGTTATCTTTACAATATTCATAATATTGTTGATATGTAGAGAACTCTACTTTTCTAACATATTTACCATCAATAGTTTTTATATCACCATCTTTATCTAAAACATAAACATAAGGCACCCAATTATATGTTGCATATTCATTTTTACCATTTATGGTTTCCCATAGATGCATTATATTTCTTTTACTTTCATAATGACAATTTTTAAACACTAAATGACTCCTTTATATCATTTATATTTAATATGATTATAAGATTTAATTTTTATTTAATATATCTTGTAAGTTTTTATTTTCTTTTTTTAAATCCATTATCTCAAGATTTTTAGCAACTATATCCGTAATCATTCTATCTATTAATTTTTGTTTAATTTTTATATTATCCTTTAATGCATTTATTAAATCAATATTTTTATCTTCAATATTTTCATCTATTTTTAAATCTTCAAACATTATCTTCCCACCTCTGATAGATATTTTTTCCTTGTTTCTTTCCAATCCATTCCTATTAAATCTTCATAATATAAAAAATTCTTATTATATCTACCATCTTTTAATAAATTTGTAACTCTTTTTTCTGCATATTTCTTTTTCCATAAATCTACTAATACTTCTAGTCTATTATCGAATGATTTTTTACCTATTTCAGTTGTTTTCTTTGATAAAAAATTATTTGAGTTTTCAAATAGTTTACAATAATACACTCCTCGTGGAGCACTATTATTGGGTACTGATATTCCTAACTTACCATAAGCAAAAGCTAACATTCTTGCTTTTGGTCGTGATAATACCTTTTCTTTATTTACAGTAAGTTTTTCAAAATCATTTGGATATTTTTCCTTTACCCATTTTCTAATTTTTTGGTATACATCATCTGATGGTTCTAATGGTATTTTACCTTCTGTTGTTCCACATTTTCTCCAATATTTTAATCCATTATATTGTGAAAACGAGCCGTATAAACTTGTTGTTGTAATTGATATCAATGGTTCTTTATATCTATTATTCCATACATCAACAACTCTATCAGAACATAAACATAATGCTGCTAATTTACCACCTAAATATGAAAATCCTAAAGGTTGCGTTGGCGCAATTGTTGATCCCATACTTGTATAATTTAACATTTTTTCTTTTGTTCTTTGCTCAAATGTCCATCCTATATGATTATCTCTAGGAAGTAAAGATATAAAATCCGATGCCATTGAAAGAACACCGAGATATGTTTTTGTTTTTTTATCCCATATAATATATCGTATAATACGACCCACATTTTGGTTCCAAGGCATAGTATGACAAAATACTCGTAAAATTGTCCAAGTAAGAGAATCGGTTTTATTTTCCACAGGTATAATACCAACTTCTAATTTTTTATAATCATCTGGATTTTTAGGTGTCCATAAAGACATACCCACTTCCCAAATTCTTTGCTTTTCTTCGGTTGACCATTCTTTGGCATTTATTTCTTGCCATTTTTTATATAAAGTAATTTCTGGTACAGTCATTTTTTGCAATACTTCAAAATTTAATCTTAATAATTTTTTTATACCCATTTATTTCTATATTCCTTGCTATTAATTATCTACCAACATCTATTAAATACATTTCTTTTACTTTTTTCCAATCTTTACCTATCATACCATCATAAAATAAAACATCATCATTCCATTTATTATTTTTTATTAGATTTTTAACTCTTTTAGATGCATATTTTGTTTTCCAAATATCTACTAAATGTTCAATAGAATTATCAAATCTTCTTTTTAAATCATCTATTCCAATTTCTTTTCTTAAAAACTCGCAAGTGTTATTAAATAAAGGACAAAAATAAATTCCTCTATTATGGTTTGTCTCAAAATACTCTTTAGTTATACCTAATTGTCTATACGCAAAAGATAAAGACCTTTGTTTATGGTCTCTTTTATAAGGTAATCCCTGTTCATTTTTAGCATGATACCATTCCCAATATTTTTTATTATGATGTATCATTAACCAATTTCTAACTCTTTTTACAGTTTCTTGTGATGGTTCAAATTTTATAGAACCTGCTGAATGACCTCTTTTTGACCAATATTTTAATCCATTATATTGTGAAAACGAGCCATATAAACTTGTTGTTGTATATGCTACAAGTTTATCACCATATCTTTTATTCCATGCTTCTTCTGTTACTTTTGAAATTGTTAATAATGCTAATAATTTGCCACCCACATAGTTAAATCCTAATGGTTGTGTAGGAACTATAGTTGATCCTATTGTAGTGTGGTTTATCATTTTTTGTGTTGTTTTTATATCTCTTGACCAGCCTATATAATTATCTCTTGGTGTTAAATCCATAAAATCACTCGAACAGCATAAAACACCTAAATATTTACCTGTTAAGGAGTCTCTAACGACAAATCTAAGATTTCTACCTATATTTGAATTGTTTAACATTGTGGAACAAAATATTCTCAATACTGTCCATATAGAAGTCATATCTTTATCTTCCATTGTCCATATGACCTCAGGTTGTAATTTTAAGTAATCTTCCGGTGATTCTGGTCTCCAAATATTATTTTTTATTATATTTAATTCTGTATATGGATTTTCCATAGTAAAAAATGGATTACTATCATGTATTGGATATTTTTTTTGTATTTCGAGATATTTTCGATATAAAGTGTATTCCTCAACACTCATATTACTTAGAAATAATAATTCATTTTTTAAATCTTCTCGTAATTTATCTGTATCCTCTTCTGGTATTACAACATTTTCTAACCATTCATTATATTCTTTCTCTAATCTATCCATTATTTTAATCCTGTTGAACCGAAACCACCTGATCCTCTTTTTGTTTTTGATATTTCATTTACTTCTATAATATCTATTTGTTCAACTTTAGATATTTTACATTGAACAAATCTTGTACCCATAGATATATGCCACATTTTATTTGTATTATTTACAGTTAGTATCATTAACTCACCACAGTAATCCGAATCTATGGTACCAGGCGCATTTGATATATAATTAGGATAATTTTTTGATATACCACTTCTTTGTCTTACCTGCATTTCATACCCCTTTGGTATTTCAAAAGATAATCCTGTTTTTATAGGATATATTTGACCAGGTAATAAAAATACATTTTCCACAACTGTAACATCAAAACATGCAGCTCCATCGGTTGCATAATATGGTAGTTGCGCATTAGGATGTAATCTTTTTATTTTCAATTCCATCACATTTCTCCAATAATATTTCTTAATTTTTCTCTTTTCATCGTATTCTACCTCTTCTTGTTTCTCTACCCCTTGGTTGTCTTACATATGGATTTCTATCATCGCCTGTTAATTGTGAATCTGCTATCCATATATCCATTTCATTTTCATCATACATTTTTAATGTCCGTGAATCATAATAACATTTCCAAATTTCACCAACACGACCACCTAATCTATTTTTAACTATTTTATTATGTAGTTCAGACTCATATATTAATGAGTCTTCATCTTGACCTATGATTCCCATAAAATCACAAGTTGCGGGTAATCCCATAGATTCTGCTATATAATTAAAATCTAATTCCTCAAAACCAACAAAAGATCCTTCTCTATTTAACTGACTGACCGACACAAAAGGTACTTCAAATTCAAAAGATAATGATCTTAATTCTTCTGCTATTGCTTTTACAGTAGAATATAATCCATTATCTTTTACCAAGGATGATTTCATTAAATTAATATAATCAACATATACAATAGATGGGTCTATTCCTCTTAATATTAATTCTCTAAGAAATATTCTAAAATCTCTAATTGTTGCAACACCGGTGGGAAATTGTTTTATTATTAATTCTCCTCTATTTTCTGTTCTTTTTATAGATCCTAATTTTCGCATTAATTCTCTTTTATTATCACCTAGATACATTCGATTTATATCTAAAAGAGAATATATAGAGTCAAATCTTTGTGCAAACATATCTTCAGACATTTCAAGTGTTAATAATACTACATTATGTCCGTTTAATACTTGTCTGGCTGCAAAATTTGCCATAGTATTAGAATTGTGTGATAAAATACCATTTGTATAATACAAGTGGTGATTTGATAAACTTAAGTCATACATTTCCTCATATTCTTCTGTTTCAATTATATTAAATATTTCATCAAATCCATCATCTATATAATTTACTTTTATTAGATCACCTATGTTTAATTTATCCGCGGTTATCTTATTATATTCAATATCTATAAAAGCATGCTTATCAGCACATTCAATTATATTACCAGAAGTAAAATATATAATATATTTTTTCAATGGTATTGTTTTTATTGCATAGTCTATATCAATAAATCCTTTATCAGTAAATACTTGATAATTTGATATTATTCTACTTTCTTTATCAATTCTTATTGTATATTTCTTTTTTAAACCCTCTAAACCAAATATAGCATCATTTTCTATTATATGTTTATTTATGGAGTCGAATCTATCAAAAAACTCTTGTATTCTTATATCTTCAATAAATTCCGTTTTTTTGTTTTTTATAGTTATTTTAGTATTTTTATTAACACATTTAAATCCATGTATTCTAGCACAAATAACAGATAAGGTAAAAGGAGGAAAACCACCATTTATTAATTCATCTAAAGATGAATAATATGTAGGCATTCTATTATTATCAGTTGCATTAAAAATCTTTGTAAGACGTTCACCCAACTGATTGAAATAATTTAAACCCAAATTTATCTTTAAATCTTTAGTTAGTGCTTTTTCAACATTTTCTCTAACTAGTTCTATATTTTGTCCTCGTTCAACTATATCAACCGAATCTAACAATGCTGTTTTTATAGCTTGGTTTTTTAAATAGTTATTCGTCTGTTGTAAAAGATAATCGTAATTTCCACTTATGTTAAAATCTATACAATCAGCCTCCTCAAAAGCTTTCTTAACATTAATATCATTATTTAATGAATTAATGATAATATCTCTTGGAGGTAATGTTTTGTATTCATCTATATATGATTTTGAAAAATTGAAAATCTTTCCAACAGACGGATTATCAAAATATCTTTGTTCAAAAACATTTGAAAGCATTACAGTATAAAGTTTATCTATCTCCATTACTTTCAATATAAGAAACTCAAGAAAATGTGGTTCTAAATTTTCCAAACCTTTTATTTACTCCTTTTCAAAATCTTTACAGTAAAGTTCTTTGACTATATGAGATTGTTTACAATTTTTCTTACATTTTAAGCATAAAGGAAAATAGTCAGACCAAATATATGATTCATATTGTTTTTCTGTTAAATCAATAGGTTTATTTAACACATATATACTCTCGCAATTTGTTTCTTTCAATAGTTTATTAGCTAAATCTCTATCTAATCCTTTCGTTCTTATGTAAGTTATTAACCCTTTGTACTCAGATATATTTTTTATATCTGATAATTTCTTTATTTCTTTATTTATAGTTAGATTAAAATCTTCTATAAATCCTTGATACCATTTATTATCTTTTTTTACCACTACTGGTAATGCTATTTTCATATACTATAACCTTCCATTAAAGATTTATCATAAATCCAAATTCTATCAAATCCAAATACACTTAAAATTTTTTGGGAAAATTTTGGATCTAATGTATAATCTATTTTTTCTCTATATTCTTTTAAACTTAAAAAGGCATCTGGTTTTGGTATTTGATTTATATTACTAAAATCTCTATTTTTAGTAAAAAACATTGAATATTGATTTATTTCTTCCACATTATTTATTATATAACATGAATAAACAAGTGTGCCTCCTGTAAAATATTTTTTTCCATTTTCTGTCCTTCTAATTATAACAAAAAGAGTTTTAGTCATTTTAATCACCTATTATTTTCTCATTTTTTATATTATACTATAAAAAATATGATATGTAAACCTTCTTCCATTATAAATAAAAAAAAGGTGTTTACATAATATAAATTTTGGAGTATAATATTAAATATGAATGAAAATGAATTAATAGAAGAATTACATGCGGAACATCCAATAGATGAAATGGTAAAATTTTCAGATTTGGATCTTCAACAAAAATTAATGGATAACCCATTTTTAATAGTAAAATATAGAGAATTATATTACAAAGAATTAGCCGAACAAGATAAATTAGAAATGCTTATGGATAAATTAATAGGAAAAAGATATAAGCATTATAGATTTGATGATGATAAAGAATGGTCTAAACCTGAAATTGAAAAGTATTGTATTCCTTCTGATGAAATAATAATAAAAATGAAAAAAATATTGAATAGACAAAAAATAAGAGTTAGATTTTTTGAAATGTGTTATAAAGCCTTTGAAAAACAACAATGGAGTATGAAATCATTTATAGATACGTTAAAAGGTGGATTTTAATGAATAAAAAATTATTAATTTTGTTCATATTATTACTTATATTTAATATATTCGATGTGTATTCAACAATGATATTATTAAATACAGGTAATTTTTTTGAAATAAATCCTCTTATGTTATATGTAATAAATAATTTTAGTTATTTAGGCGCATTAATAGTTAAGATGTCTATAATAATTTTTTTATATATTTTTATATATTTAAGTAACAAAGGGCAAGAATATTATATAAAGTTAATTGCTATACCAACTATAGCATATTTCATATTAAATATTTGGCAAATTAATCTTTTATTAATTTAAAAAACATTATTATATATTTGAGAAGATGAGATTTATAGAAAAAGAAGAATTGAGACCTAGTGGGGTATTTTTAAAATTAAAAACTCCTCTCACTATTCAAATACATACAGATGATTATGAGTATGTTCAACAAATGATGGAAAAATTTACTCGTATGGTTCCTGGTTTTCAATATATGCCGCAATATCGTTCTGGTATATGGAATGGACAAGTATGTATGATAGATAAGTTTAATAGAAGCTTTCCTTATGGAATTCTTTTTGATTATATAAGAGTCCATAAAAAAGAATTCCCAAGAAATATAATAAGAATAGATGATGAGATTAAAAATTTATTTAAAATAAACAAACCTTGTAAATATTATTATAATTTAAAATTTAAACCTAGACCATATCAAAAAGATTGTATAGAGGCATCTTTATCATATACAAAAGGTATAATAAGGTCCGCAACAGCAAGTGGTAAAAGTTTGGTTATAGCATATGTTATATGGAACCTATTAAAAAATAATATATGTGAAAAACCAATTATTATAGTTCCTTCCACATCTTTAATAAAACAATTCCATGATGATATGGTTGAATATGGAATGGACAATGAGCTGATAGGGGAAGTATATGCTAAAAAGAAAGAGTGGGAAAAAAAGATAGTAATATCAACTTGGCAATCTTTGGCCAATAAAAAAGATAAACTAAAACTATTTGATTGTGTTATAGTTGATGAAGTACATGGATCTAAAGCTAAGGTATTAAAAGATATTTTATCTAAATGTATAAATGCTAATGTAAGATTAGGATTTACTGGAACAATGCCGGCAGATGATTTAGATTGTTGGAATGTAAAAGGTTATTTAGGTCCTATAATCCGCGAATATTCTGCGGGTCAATTAGCAGATGATGGTTGGATAAGTAAATGTACGGTAAATTTTTTAAATTTGGAATATGAAACAAATAATTGGGAAGGTATATATTCCGAAGTTAAACAGCAGATTTTTGAATCACCTTTTAGGTTAGAAGTTATTAAAAAATTAACTTCTAAATTAGATCATAATGTATTACTATTGGTTGGTAAAGTTGAAGATGAAGGTGAATTATTAAAAGATAAATTAAATAATTGTGGTAAAGAAGTTGTGTTTCTTTCTGGTAGAGATGGTATCGAGGAAAGAGAAAAATGGCGTAAAGATTGTATGAAAAGAAAAGATATCGCTTTAATAGCCACATATGGAATATTTCAACAAGGTATTAATATTCCAAATTTAAAGTATATAATATTAGCATCACCGTTTAAATCAAAAATAAGAGTATTACAATCAATCGGCCGTGCATTAAGAAAACATTTAGATAAAAAAAACGGAGCCGTTATTTATGATATTCATGATCATACAAGATATTTAGAAGAATATGGTAATATAAGATTAAGATATTATGACTCGGAGAAGTTTTCTGTAAATGAAATACTTCTCCGAGAGGGTGAGGAAATTATATTAGATTCCTAATATTTTTTAATTTTATTCATAGCATCACCTGCGATTTTCCATTGTTTCGCGAGTTCTTTATCTTCTATATGTTGCCAACTAAGATAACTTTCAATAGCATAACTAATCCTTCATTTTCAATAATATCTTTTATATCATCGTTCGTCATTTTTGCTTCAGTTATATATTTTTCATGTATTTTCATTTTTCGTTCTTTTTAATAATAAATGTTATTTTACCATTTTTATCATTATAACTAAAATTTCTTGATGGTATAGAATCAACTATATCAACAAGAAATTTTGTTATTTCCACATTATTGTTAGAATATGTAAAAATTATAGATTCATTATTACCGTTTATTTCAATAACATTACCTAATATATCTAATTTAGTTTTACCTTTAGTAAAATTATGAATAATTGATATAATTTTTCTTCTTGATTTACTATCAATGGCTTCTTTAAGATATTTTTTATAAATCTTCATCATCAAAAATTCCTTCTAGTACACCCTTTAGATAATCTTCTCTTAATACATAACAATCCGCATCAGTCCACATTTCATGATCGCCTTTTGGTATAGTATTTTTAGGTGATATTATTTTAAATCCATTTTTCTTTGGATCCATAAAAGGCACAATTGCATCCCATAAAGTTTTATCATAAGGATATTTTTTACGCGTGGTTTTTTTACGTACTTTTATTCGTTCATCTTTTAAAATATTTTCTAGTTTTTTCCATGTATCAACATTTTTATTTTTAATTATGGAATAATTATATTCAAGTGTATCATAAATTAGATAATTTAAATCATTCAAATCGAAAAGCCCATAATTATCAAAATAGTTAAAAGAACTCCATATATCCGAACTAGGAGCAACGGCCAATTTAGCATTATTTACAGGAAAAACCACATATAAAGAGCCTCCAAAGCCTTCAGCATAGTCATCATCTGTTGATGTTATTATACTTTTACTTCTTTTGGGATAATCTTTCCAAGAAGGTAAATTATCTAATAAAAGTGTATAATAATTTTTCCAAGCATAAGCGGATTCTCTTGTAAAATTTGAAGGTTTTACATATCCAAAAATATCATTAGAATCAATACCTCTGTATATATATCTTTTATTTTTTCTATAGTTTATTAATATATCACTACATTTATCAATAACATCTGATGTGAATTTATTATGTGTGATTTTTTGTGTTCTACCTTCGGTTAATAAATATGTTTGGAGTTTCATTGTCTTTTTATTCCTAGTTTACTTGCTATTTCATGATCTTGAATAAAATCTTTTTTGAAATATTGTATTAAAAAGTTTTTGCCTTTTTTGTTGATGGATCCATTTTTTGAAAGATATCCCTTTTTAATAAGTGATTGTTTTGTATTATCAAATTGAATACCATATCTCATAGCCTCTTCTTTTCTAGCAAAAGATTTTAAACTTTTAGTAAGTCCTAAAGTCATGATCTCCTCTTTTGTTAAATCATTACTCATAGGGACATCTAACATAGTTTTATTAATATCATTGGGATGTGCATATATTTTGGCCGTTTTAGGATAAGTGTTAGTA